TTTATCTGAATTTCTCTCATATATGTACAGATGAAGGTTTGGAGTAAGGCTAGGAGTTAGAAAGATAAAAGGAACCGCCTTATGTTCTGAGTAATCGAGTAGCAAGTAAGGAGAACTTGTGGGAGCATGACTTGATATAATATATATTAGAGGTGTTTTCTATTCTTCCTCTGACTAGCATAAGCTAAGGAAGGTTGTGTCGGGAACAAAGTACAGTCAAGGACTTACAAAATTACACAGGTTGAAAGTACCATAGCATAGCAGTGCTATTAAAATATAATTCAAAAACGGAATTGTGCAATGTTGCATTAGCGTTTCACCTATTGCCTGAGGAGATTAGATCATGGTCAAACCTGAATTACTAACTGATAAAGTGATTCGCGGTTTTAATCTTGCATCTAGGGAATATTGTTTTAGTACTCCTGAAGCAAAGGAACGTTTCCAACGTGCAACTGTGAAAGAGACGGGTAGCATAGTTCTGAATGAACTTGAAGCGATAAGTAGAACAATTGGAGCGTTAGCAATAAAATTGGATGTTATACCAAGGTCGAAATATCGTCCTGACATGCTGATTGAGCCGATGCGAAGATATTTTTCTGGTGGTGTGATGGGTAAATATGACAAAGCAAAATTGCATGAGGCATATCGTCGCACAGCTAGAATGTTCTATGTGGGTAAGCTGAAGCCACTTCCTTTAAAAGAGGTGTCATACCGTGGATCACGGTCTTCTGGTGCGCCTACTTTCACGCGTAAAAGTGAGGTTTTCGATGAGGCCATTCGGGAAGCCAAGCGTATACGACGTGGAATGTCGCCGCCTCCGCTAACTGTATATCATCGTGGTAAGGACGAAGATGTGGTAAGGCCCGTTTTCGGTTACCCTTTCTCCATGACGTGTATGGAAAGCCGGTTCTTTGAACCATACCAATATGAGGTACAAAATCATCATAATCCTTATGTTGGAGGACGGCACTATTCGACGATTGCAGCGGAAGTAAACGAATTGAGATGGTCATCCACTTGGGTGTATCAGCTTGATTACTCTGGTTTTGATGGTAGTATTTCGTCTGAGTTGATTGGCTATGCTTTTGCGGTTCTGAAAGAAAACTTCGTGATGGAGGAGAGGGACGAAAAGGACTGGGAGATTATTTGTAAATATTTTGTGACGGCGCCGATGTTAATGCCTGATTCCAAAATGATATTTGGACGAAGACATGGTGTTCCGAGCGGATCGATGTTTACACAGCTTGTCGATAGTATTGTTAATTCAATATGTATAGAGTACGTTAGATTGTCAACTGATATCAACATCACTAGATATCATGTCTTAGGAGATGACAGTTTAGTTGGAGTTTGCGGACGGCAAATCAAGCTGAATGAAATCAGTCAAAAGATGGAAGAGTTAGGTGTAAAGCTCAACCTGAAAAAGTCTCGAATTGAGAAAGCAAAATCAACTTCTCATTACTTTTTAGGTCATTACTGGCATGAAATGGTGATGAGTCGATCAGAGAAGGAAACGTGGGAGAAAGTCTTGACTCCTGAACGGGTTGATTTCAATCTGTTTTCCAAAGACGTTCGAATAAGATATAAGGCGTATATTTCTCGTTTGTACGAATATCAGGATGATAATCCTCGATGTTTTAGAAAGTTACAATTAGTTATTGATGCGTTAAGACGGCGGTTAAATGAGAGTAGACAGCTAATCTTTCAATTTGAGAGTCCAACCGATACACACGAGCGGACAAACTGGGATTTAACTAGATTCCAGTATGCAAAAGTGAAATTCTCAAAGAGGTACAGACGAGTGATGCTTTATTTGTTATAGAATGCCCTAGAC